TAAATATAGATAGTTTAAATGATGCAACAAAGAAAACTATAGATCAAATGAATTTAGTAAAATATAGAAGTCATTGGGAAGATTTAATTGTAGCAATGGAAGATAGAATAAGTTCCGAATCACTACATTCAGCCAATTTATTAGCAGCAAAAATGAAATCTAATCCAAATGATGATGCCATAAATCAAATAATAGAAAAATTAAATGCATTAAATAAATATAGAGAAACATTAAAAGAAAATATGAAATATTTGGATGGATTAAAATGATTTAAAAGATAATATAATAATTAAATATATTATATTATGTCTTATAGTGTTATCATATCAAAGAATAAAATAACAGGATTAGTAGGTGGAGCAGTAACAAAAGCTTTTAATTCTAAGGATGCTGTTCCCTATTCTCTGCTTTATTCAACTGAACAAAATTTACAGGATGAGATAAACGATATAAGTATGGTAGTTCATGGTATAATACAGACTAACAAATTTATAAGTTATTCAGATAGTTCAACGAATTTAATTGACAATAGTTATAGTAAAATTGTATTTAATAATGAGAAAAGTAATCAAGGATTTATCTATAATAATGGAGATATAATAGTTCCTCAAAATGGATTTTATCAATCTAATGTTATATTTGGATTAGAAACAAATGATTTAAGCGATTGTTATTTAAAATGGAGTTCTCAAGATCCATCATCTTTATTAATAACAGATATTTATAATATGAGAGTTTATCAAGGATTCAAGACCAATCCAAATTTTAATGTAAGTTATAGCTCTTATTTGATAAGTGGTGATATAATAAATTTTTCAATATATCAAGAGGCAAGTGGAAATGTAGATATATCTTTAAACAAGGCTCAATTTTCTATGAATGTGATTTGAAAAAATTATAATATTTTTGTATTTAGAAATATTATAATGACACAAAGATATTTACAACCACAAAATACTGATATATTATGGGATATTAATGCAACAAATATAACCAATATTAACAATCATAATATGACTATGGAACTAAGTGGTAATAATGGTTATGTTGTAAATATTAATAATAATAGACAATTAACCATAGGAAATAGTTATTTACATTTACCTGTTGGTCCTTCAAATGAGAGACCAACAAATATATCAAATGGAGGAATAAGATTTAATACTTCTTTAAATGTAATAGAATTTTATAATGGAAATTGGGTAGCTATTGAATCACCGCCAGTATTATTAAGTATTTTCCCTTCTAAAGTAACAGAATCAAATATTGATATTTCTTTAAATGGAGTAAATTTCAAAAATAACTCAACAGTTAGATTTGAAGGACAAGATGGAACTACTTATAATAATAATATAGTAACATTTATATCTGATAATTTATTAATAGTTAAATCTCCTACACCAGCTTTACCTGCTGATAATGGACCTTATTCTATAACTATTATAAATCCATCAGGGTTATTCTCCACTTTATCCAATATATTAGATGCTGGAACAGGTCCATCATTTATTACACCACAAGGTTCTATTGGAACAATATATAATATAGATCTAGATGCTTATCAAAATATTCTTTTACCTGTAACTGCTACCGATCCAGATGTAGATGATATTAGTTATAATATTACTTCAGGATCATTACCACCTAATTTGTCTTTAAATGAATCTTCGGGAGCAATTACAGGAACATTAAATAGTGTGGTTTCTGACACTACATTTGCTTTTACTGTTGCAGCTATAACTTCTAATGCTACTTCAACGAGCAATTTTTCTATTACTGTCAAAGCACCAATAACTCAACAGTTTACTTATAATGGTTATGCTGCTCAGAATTTTTCTATTCCATCTACATTAACCAAGATCACAGCAAAAATATGGGGTTCTGGAGGTGGTTCTTATGTAACAGTTAATCCTTCTGGTTCAGGAGGAGCAGGTGGATACTCTGAATCTACTTTTAATATATTATCTAACGAAACCAATTTAACTTTAATAGTAGCTGGAAAACAACCATCTCAAGGATATACTATAGGTGCATATGGAGGAGGTGGTGAAGGGAGAAATGGAGGAGCAGGAGGAGGAGGTGCCTCAATTATAGCTTCAGGTCAAATATCTGTTCCCTATGAAACCAGTAATACAGGAGCTAATAATGTAAACTCATCTTTATCTAGTTTATATGGTGCTTCAGGAATTATTTTGGTAGCAGGAGGAGGAGGAGGAGCAGGTTGGTATGTATATGATAATCAAAATGGTGGTCCAGGAGGAGGAATTGAAGGTAGCTCTAGTAGTGGAGGATATGTCCAGAATGCAGGAGGAACTCAAAGCGCAGGAGGTCCTGGAAATGGTAATTACGACCAAGGAGGTATTTATTTACAAGGAGGAACTATAACTAATAATTCAGGAGGTGGAGGAGGTTCGGGTGGAGGTGGAGGAGGATGGTATGGAGGTGGAGTATATCAATCATCATCAGAAGGATTGAATTCAGCTGGAGGAGGAGGTTCTGGATTTGTTGGATTTACGGATGGAACAACTTCGGGTACATTAATAGAGAATTATTATGTTACAGACATATCAGGATATACTGATTCTATAACAAGAACAAATGGGAGTAGAACATATACCAATTCTTCAACATATAGGAGAACTACTGCTGGTGCCCAATATCCACCTCAATATCAAGATTCTGATTATATATCAGGAGTAGGAGAAGGTAATCAAGAAAGTAACGGAACAGGTCCCGGTGGAAATGGTTTAATTGTTTTAAAATATTAATATTTATATAATTAATATATATATATTAATGGCAGGTTTACCAGTTCAAAAAAATTTACAACCGCAAAATAATGATACATTATGGTATTTAAATTCGAATAGTATATCGAGTTATGATAGTCATAACTTAGTTTTAGAAGCATCAGGGCATAATATAGTTATGAATAATTATATTAATAATATTAATCAATCTACAATTGGATACCAATATTTTCAATTACCAAAAGGAACCACATCTCAAAGACCAACAGCTCCCTTACAAGGATATTTTAGATTTAATACTAGTATAAAATTATTAGAATATTATGATGGTTCGTCATGGATTACTATAGCAGCTTCTCCTCAATTATTTTCCATATTTCCAACCAAAGTTACACAACCCAATTATGATATTTGTTTAAATGGAGTAAATTTTACTACAGGTGCTAATGTACAATTCATTGGAACCGATGGAACAATATATATTAGTCCTCAAATAACATTTATAAATAGTCGCCAGATTATTGCACAATCTCCTTCAATACCACTTACTATCTCTAATGAACCTTATGATGTTAAAATTATAAATAATAATGGTCTAACTACTATTTTACAAGATGTTCTTTTTACTGGAGGTGAACCACAATTTTCCACACCAGCAGGTAGTTTAGGGACTATTTATGATTCCTTTAGAACTGATGGTAGTTATAGTTTATTAGATATTTCTGCTTCTGACCCTGATACAGATGCTATAACTTATGATATTTGTGGGGGTAGTTTACCTACTGGATTATCATTAAATTCAACTACAGGTGTTATTAGTGGAACTGCTTCCCAAGTTGTAAATACAACAACTTATTCTTTTACTGTAGGAGCTGTAACTTTTACTGCAACAACTACTAGACAATTTTCAATAACCATAAATCAACCAGTAACGCTTACTTATAGTTTTAATGCAAGCTCTTATGAACAATATTTTAGTATACCTTCAGGTTTACCAGGAATAACAGTAAAGATGTGGGGGGCTGGAGGTGGTCAATATCATGCGAACCAATATGGAGATGTAGATGGAACAGGTGGACCAGGGGGGTATTCCCAATCTACAATTAATTTTTTACCAGGAGAAACAACATTAACATTAGTAGTAGGTCAAGGTGGATCAAGCAATAGAACAGCAGGATATGGAGGAGGTGGAGGAGGATATAATGGTGGGGCAGGTGGAGGAGGTGCCTCATTATTATTATCAGGTTCTTTATCAGGAACTTTTAATGAGGTACTTACAGGAATTCCTTATACTAATGGAAGTATTCCTCAATCAAATATTTTAAATTTAAATGGTGCCTCTGGAGTAATTATGGTGGCAGGAGGAGGTGGAGGTGCTGGATGGTATAATACTAGTGATGCGAATGGTGGATGTGGAGGTGGTATAAATGGTAGTTCAAATTCAGGTGGATATGGCACAGCAGGAGGTGGAACCCAATCTTCTGGTGGCACAGGAGGAGGAACTGGGACTGGTTCAGGACAAGGATTAGGAACTAGTGGAACATATTTAGGAGGAGGATATGTAACATTTAATTCATCAAGTGGAGGTAGTGGAGGAGGAGGAGGAGGATGGTATGGAGGGGGATGTTATCAGGGAAATACTGGAAATAATGCTGGTGGGGGTGGTGGATCTGGTTTTGTAGGATTTACGGATGGAACATCACCAAATAAAGGAACTTCGGGGGGAACATTATCGGAAAATACTAGTGGAACTCCAATAGGTTATACAGATACTATAACAAGAACAAATGGAAGTAGAACATATACAAATTCAGTTACTTTAAGAACAGGAAATCAAACAACAGGGAACGGAATATTTGCACCTCCTTATATTAGTGATAATGATTATCCTGGTAATAAAATAGGATATGGAGGAGAACAGACATTCAATAATTCAACATTAGGAGAAAATGGAAAAAATGGAGCAATAGTAATTAAATATTGATAAATACTATATATTATTTTAAATAAATAATATATATTATGCCTAGTCAAAGATATTTACAATCTCAAAATGAAAATATATTATGGAATATTTTAGGTTCTAACTTTACTAATTTACAGAATCATAATATGACTTATAACATTTCTGGTGGAAATTTTATAACTAAAATTAATGGAATAGAACAATTAACTGTAGAAGAACAAGCAGTTTATTTTCCTAGTGGAGTTTCAGCTGAAAAAATAAATATTACTCCTCAAGAAGGTATGATAAGATTTGATACTAATAATTTACTAATAGAATATTACAATGGCACTGATTGGTTATATATATCTTCTCCTCCAGATATTTTAAGCATAAATCCAACAACAGTTACTCAACCAAATTATGATATATCTATTAATGGTAATAATTTTGAAAATCCTGTCAATGTTTCTTTTATAGGCAATGATGGAACAATATATACTAGTCCACAAGTTACATATTTTTCAAGTATATTAATAAGCGCTCAAACTCCTTCAATAGCCCTTACTATCTCTAATGAACCTTATTCCATTAAAGTAACTAATTCATCAAGCGGTTTATCATCCATTTTACCAGATGTTTTAGACGCTGGAGATTTTGTGCAATTTTCCACACCAGCAGGTAGTTTAGGGACTATTTATGATTCCTTTAGAACTGATGGTAGTTATAGTTTATTAGATATTTCTGCTTCTGACCCTGATGGAGATGCTATAACTTATGATATTTGTGGGGGTAGTTTACCTACTGGATTATCATTAAATTCAACTACAGGTGTTATTAGTGGAACTGCTTCCCAAGTTGTAAATACAACAACTTATTCTTTTACTGTAGGAGCTGTAACTGGTAATCATACAACTACCAGACAATTTTCAATAACCATAAATCAACCAGTAACGCTTACTTATAGTTTTAATGCAAGCTCTTATGAACAATATTTTAGTATACCTCCAGGTTTATCAGGAATAACAGTAAAGATGTGGGGAGCTGGAGGTGGTCAATATTATGCTGCTAATTATGGTAATATAGGAGGTGTAGGAGGAGGAGGTGGATTTTCACAATCTACAATTAATTTTTTACCAGGAGAAACGACATTAACAGTAGTAGTAGGACAAGGAGGATCAAATAACGCTGGTGCAGGATATGGAGGTGGAGGAAATGGTTGGAATGGAGGAGCAGGAGGAGGAGGTGCTTCATTATTATTATCAGGTTCTCTATCAAATACTTTTTCTTCATATAATCCGGGTGGTGGAAATAGTTATGTTCCACAAAATAATATAACTAGTTTAGATGGAGCTTCAGGGATAATAATTGTTGCAGGAGGAGGTGGAGGAGCTGGTTGGTATCCAAATTCAAATGGATATAATGCTGGTGGTGGTGGTGGAATAAGCGGTGGAAGCAACGCTTCATCTAGTTCTTCTTCTAACTATACCAATGTTGCTGGTGGAACACAAAGTAGCGGAGGAGCAGGAGTAAGCAATGGAGTAGGTGGAGGATATTTACAAGGTGGATATGTAGGAAATAATTTTTCTAGTGGTGGTAGTGGTGGAGGAGGAGGAGGATGGTATGGTGGTGGTTGTGCTCAAGGAGGTGGTGGTAGTAATGCAGGTGGTGGTGGTGGATCTGGTTTTGTAGGATTTACGGATGGAACATCACCAAATAAAGGAACTTCGGGAACATTATCGGAAAATACTAGTGGAACTCCAATAGGTTATACAGATACTACAACAAGAACAAATGGAAGTAGAACATATACAAATTCAGAAACATTAAGATTTCAAAATCAAACAGGTGGAAATGGTAGTGGTTATACAGCTCCTCCAAAAACAGCAGATCCAGATTATCCTGGGTCATATGTTGGATATGGAGCTGGACATAACTCTAATTCAAGCGGAGGAAATGGATATGTGGTAATTAAATATTAATCTTTAGAATTTAAATTTTAAATAATAAAGATTTAATCAATTTTAATAGCAACTTCGTCTCCCGCATAATAACCAGCATCTATAGCTCCTTGTGTATAAGCTATTCCTCCCCAATTAGAATCCATTGGATTAGTGCTTATTTTTCCTTTTCCCTCTTGCTCGTGAAACATTTTATCTAAAGGTGTATATTCGCCTTCATACAAATTCATTGGGTCATATCCAGGGTAAGAATTTTCATTATAGGGATCATCGTCTCTACTAGCATCTATTAATTTTGTTTCAGGTGGTTTTTGAGCAGAAAGAGGAATAGCTTGGTCATCAGACCCATAAGTCAATGTAGGTGGAAGACCGCCTTGAGGGTCATTAATACTGGGTCTAAATGTATAAACAGATTTGCCTTGAGCATCATAAGAGTGTTGTAAAAATAAAACAGGACAATTAATATTTTGACTTCTTTGCCAATCAACAAATTCGGTGTATTCTTCTAAATTATTAAATTTAATAGGATTAACTCCAGGGATTTTGGCTTGACGAGAGTTATGTAAATAAATTTCGTTTCCTTTTTGAATTAAAATATTAGGGCATCCGCCTTTAGAAACATCAAATCCTTCAATTACTTGTTCACTAGTATAATTACAAGTAAAATATAATCCTAATAAAAATACAATGAGTATAAAAAATAATTTTAACATATATATTAAATTAGGATAAATAAATTTTCCAATTTCTCTCTTCGTTCAAAATAATATCTCTTAATTTTATATATGAAATTGTTATATGTAAATAATAAAAATGCAAAAATATTCCAAGATCAAGTAAAAAAACAAGACGCATTTGTTAAGTATTTTAGTCCAACCTGTCCTGCTTGTATTGCCATGGAAGACGAATGGGATGATATGTGTAAGGATATAGATGAAAAATATAATACTGATTTAATTTTAGCACAAATGGACCCAACTGGTATGAAAGAATTAGAATCTACAGATGTTCATACAGATGTAGAATTTGTTCCAACTATAGTAATTTTAAAAAATGGAAAAAAACATAAGGAATATAATGGAAATAAGAATAAAGAAGAGATGATAAAATACTTACTCGACGAGAAATTAATTCATCCTAAAATGAAAGGAGGAAGCAAGACCTTAAAAAATACCAAAAATAAAAAATGTTCCGGAAATAATTTTACAAATTGTTGTCCTCATATGCCAGTTAATGCTAAAGGAGAATATACAGCTACAACCAAATCCCGACCTCATATTTTAAATTTAGATGGTAATAAATATAGATTTTATACATGTTGTATGGCTTGTAAGGAAGCTATGACAAAGTTGGCGAGAGAAAATCCTAAAAAATTCAAGTCTGTTTATGTAAAATCAATAAAAGGTGATAAGATATATTTTAAACATAAAGATACAGGTAAAATGGTGCAAATTGGAACTAAAATAAAATCTAAAACAAGAAAAGGGGGAGCCTCTGCAAGAAATACATTAATACAAGTAGCAGCTAATAATCGGGTTGATATAGCTATTGACGGCGTTGAACATGTACTAAGAGAAAATTCGCTGTTTGGTAAAAATACTGAATTGGATAAAGAATTATTCTTAAATTGTGTAAACGATGGAATATTTGGAAATTGTAAAAATAACTGTAGAAAAAGTCCAGGATTAAATAATTATTGTATACCAAATAATCGTAAATATAATCCTAAGGCTAATCCAGATGAAAAAGATACCGCAATAAACGCATATAAATTTTTATTGATGAAAACAATTTTATCACAACAGCCAATAATAAATTTAATTGGTAATCATGGTATACCAAATGTACATCAGTTTAAACAAAATATATTAACTACCCTTTTAAATAAACAAAGTAATTATGAAGATTTGGATGATGTGATAAGTTTAGTTCAATTCGTTTTAAGTGAAGCAATAGTTGCTATTAATAATTCTCAATTCAATGAGAGTGGAAATGTAACAACAGAAGAAGAAACAGCTGTTTATAATACATTAATAAATATGTCAAAAAAAGGTGGTAAAAAAAAAACAAAGAAATCTAAGAGAAGTTGTATTGGAAAGAGAGATGGAAAAAAAGGGTGTAGAACATGTTGTAAGAAAAAAAGAAAATATAAAAAATGTGTTACTAGATGTATGAGAGGATATTAAATTTTATAAGGAGAACTGGAAAATTGAAAAGAAATGAATGTATTGGTAAGAGAGATATTAGATAATTGACCAATAATATATTTTTTAAATAATTCAAAATCTTTAAATTCAAATGATTTTAAATGTTTTGGTTCGTAAGTATAGGATAAACTTTCATCAGAAGAATTTAATAATTTATTCATTTTAATTTGTTGAAATATATCACATTTATTAAATATAATATGTGTACAACCATTTACTATAATGGATTTTTTTAAATCAACTAAGTTAAGCCAATTACATTGTCGTTTTCTACCAGTGGTAGCTCCAGATTCTTTCCCTATAATTCCCAATTGTTCTAAATAAGGATCATTATCAGGTTGAAATATTTTACTACCTACATAAGTATCATATAATTTACAACATCCATAAACATTTCTTATAGTCGAAGCTGGGATACCGCAATTAGAAACGGCACCTGAAACACATGAACTAGAAGTGCAAAATGGATAATCTCCCCAATCAATATCAATGGAAAATCCTTGGGCTCCTTCAAAAAGGATTTGGAAATGATAATTATTTAAAAGTGAAAAATATTCGGGAACAGAAATAACTGTTAAATGTAATTGTTTAAATAATTCTAATTTATCAAGAACTCTAACACCTTTTCTATCATATTTATCTACATAACAAGGTCCAATACCACAACCAGTTGTTCCTACATTATTCTTAGCTTTATCTATTTGAATATGAACACTTTGAATAATATGAGCATTATGTGAAATTAAAAGATTCTCACGCACATGTTTGAATCCTTTATTTTCTAAATAAATAATTTCCTCTTCCAGTTTATTAATATCGATAACACATCCAGTTCCAATAATAGATGGTTTTTCAAGAAGAATACCGATAGGAATTTGATGTAAAACGATTTGAGTATTTGAATCAATATAAATAGTATGACCAGCATTAGGACCACCATTATAACGAATACTATAGTGATATGGGTTATTTTTTAATAGATCATAAGTTACCTTTCCTTTTCCTTCATCACCATGTTGTAAACCAACGACAACATCAGAAATAATCATTAATAAATTAAGAAAAGAAATATCTTTAACTTAAAATAAAAAATTGATAAAACAAATAAATAGAAAAATATAGTATATATATTATCAAATGGCGATTACTGAAAAATCATTTCGATTATTGGACTTTAATATTTACGATGAAGTAGAACAACAAGATACTTCAAGTGATAGTGAGAATGGAGAAGAATATAAATATAAAAAAGATGAAAAGAGATTTAAAATACAAATGTTTGGGATTAATGAAAAGGGGGAGACTTTTTGTGTATTTATTAATGATTATGAACCATTCTTTTACATAAAAGTGGGAAATGATTGGGGTGGAGAAAGAAAATTAGACTTTTTAAATCATATAAAAGTGAAAGTTGGAAAATATTTTGAAAATTCAATAACAGATTGTAAAATAATTGAACGAAATAAATTATATGGATTTGATGCAGGTAAGAAACATAAATTTATTTTATTAAAATTCAAAAATACAAGTGTAATGAATAAAGTGAAAAATTTATATTATGTAAACGGAAAACAAGGAAGACGATTAAATGATAATGGATATTTATTTCAAGATACCCATACCTATTTATATGAAGCTAATATACCTCCTTTATTAAGATATTTTCATATAAAGGAAATTAGTCCTTCTGGATGGGTATGTTTGCCATTAAAAAAGGCAAAAAGACTTAGCACTAAAGCAACTTCATGTAAGTATGAATTTGAAATAAAATATAGAGATCTGATTCCCTTGAATAATAAAGAAACAAGAGTTCCATATAAAATTTGTAGTTTTGATATAGAGGCTAGTAGTAGTCATGGAGACTTTCCAGTGCCTAAAAAGTCATATAAGAAGTTATCAATTAATATTATGGAATATCTGGAAAATAGTGATTCAGAATTAACAAAGAGCGAATTAATGAAAATAATTAAAACGGCATTTGGTTATGATAAAATATTTAATATTGATAAAGTTTATCCTAAAAATAAACCTACGATGTCGCAATTAAATTTATTAATAGATAGATTATTGACTAAAAAAATGAATGATTTATTTAAAGAGAATCAAGGTGGTGAATATACGATTGAAAAGGCATTTGAAAAAATGTATTTGGATGAACAAGGGGAAGAAGAAGATGAATATAATGCCAAAAAATCAAAAATAGATTTAAATATGAATATTTTAGACTTAATTCATGGAAGTTTAAAAAGAGAGGAAAAAATAGATAAATTGACAGAAGCATTTCAAGGTGCAGGATTTCCTCAATTGGAGGGAGACAAAGTAACATTTATAGGATCAACATTTTTAAAATATGGAGATGAAAAGCCTTATTTAAATAATTGTTTGGCATTGAATACCTGTGATGAAGTAAATGAAATAGAAAATACAGAAATAGAAAGTTTTAAAACAGAAAGAGAATTATTAATGGCGTGGAAAAATTTAATTTTAAAGGAAGATCCAGATATTATTATAGGATACAATATATTTGGTTTTGATTATCAATTTATTCATATTAGAGCACAAGAGAATAATTGTGAAGAAGAGTTTTTAAAATTATCTAGAAATAAGAATGAAATTTGTGGAAAAAAGGATGAGGATACTGGAAGAATAGCTATAGAAGAAAGTAAAATAGTCATTGCTAGTGGTGAGCATGATTTAAAATTTATTAAAATGACAGGAAGATTACAAGTAGATTTATATAATTATTTTAGAAGAGATTATAACTTGACATCATATAAATTAGATTATGTATCAGGATATTTTATAGGAGATGATGTGAAAAAGATTGAACATAATAATGGAAGAACGAAAATATATAGTAAAAATTTAACAGGTTTAGAAAATGGTAGTTTTATTAATTTTGAAGAAACAAGTCATTCAACAGATTATTATAAAGATGGTCAAAAATTCAAAGTGAGTAATGTTGAAAAAGAAGAAGGAACATTTGAAATAGAAAGTGAAGAAAATCCAGACATGAAAAAGCATGTTAAATGGGGTTTAGCTAAGGATGATGTAACACCACAAGATATTTTTAGAATGACAAATGAAGGTCCTAAGGAACGGGCTGTAATTGCAAAATATTGTATTCAGGATTGTAACTTGGTTCACCATCTTATGAATAAAATAGATGTTATGACGGGTTATGTGGAGATGGCAAAGATTTGTAGTGTGCCAATTAATTTCTTAGTAATGAGAGGTCAAGGTATAAAATTGACGAGTTATATTGCTAAGAAATGTAGAGAAAAAAAGACATTAATGCCTGTATTGGAAAAACCTTTATTTGATGATGGGTATGAAGGAGCCATTGTTTTAGATCCAAAGTGTAATTTGTATTTGGATAATCCAGTAGCTTGTGTAGATTATAGTTCTCTATATCCATCTTCTATGATTAGTGAAAATCTATCACATGATAGTAAGGTTTGGACAAAAGAATATGATTTACAAAAAAATCTAATATGTGAAACTGGTGAAAAAGATGAAAAGGGAAATTTTATATATGATAATTTACCTGAGTATGAATATGTAGATGTAGAATATGATACATTTAAATGGGTAAAAAATGCTAGAGGAAAATCAGAAAAGATTCATAGTGGAACAAAAGTTTGTAGATTTGCTCAGTTTCCAGAAGGAAGAGGAATCATGCCTTCAATTTTAGAAGAATTGTTAGCATCAAGAAAAGCGACAAGGAAATTAATTCCTCAACAAACAGATGAGTTTATGAAGAATATATTGGATAAAAGACAACTTAGTTATAAGTTAACTGCGAACTCTTTATATGGTCAGTGTGGAGCAAAAACAAGCACTTTTTATGAAAAAGATGTAGCTGCTTCATGTACAGCAATTGGTCGTAAATTATTAACTTATGGAAAGCGTGTAATTGAAGAGACTTATGGGGACCTTATTGTTGACACCAAATATGGTAAGGTTCATTCGAATGCGGAGTATGTGTACGGAGATACGGATTCTGTATTCTTTACATTTAATTTAAAAACATTAGAAGGAGAAGAAATTCGTGGAGAAAAGGCACTAGAAATAACAATTGAGTTAGCTCAAGAAGCTGGTGAAATGGCAACAAAATTCTTAAAGAAACCGCATGATTTGGAGTATGAAAAAACATTTATGCCATTTTGTTTATTATCAAAGAAGAGATATGTAGGAATGTTATATGAGACGGATCCAAATAAAGGAAAAAGAAAAAGTATGGGAATTGTATTAAAAAGGAGAGATAATGCTCCAATAGTAAAGGATGTATATGGAGGAATAATAGATATATTGATGAAAGAAAAAGATATACAAAAAGCAGTAGATTTCTTACAAGATTGTTTAAAGAATATTATTGAAGAAAAATATCCGATGGATAAATTAATTATTACGAAATCATTGAGATCAAATTATAAGAATCCAGCTCAAATAGCACATAAAGTATTAGCGGATAGAATGGGTAAAAGAGATCCTGGAAATAAACCGAGTAGTGGAGATAGAATACCATTTGTGTATATAGAAACCAAAAATAAGAATGCGTTACAAGGGGAAAAAATAGAACATCCAGATTATATAATAAAAAATAAAATAAGACCAAATTATTCATTTTACATTACAAATCAGATTATGAAACCAGTTCAACAAGTATTTGCTTTAGTATTAGAAAATATAGATAGTTTTAAAAGGAAAAGAAATAATTTTAAAATGAAAATTGAGACATTAAAAAATTCGATAGATGATGAAGAGAAATTACAGACAAAAATACAAGACTTAAAAAATAAGGAAGTGAAAGCGTTATTATTTGATAAATATTTGCGTGAAACAGAAAATACAAAAAATAAAATGAAAAGTATAACTACATTCTTTAATTAAAAATCCTGATATATCCAATCATCCATTAAGCCCCCAGCTAATAAATTAGGGGTTGTTTGTTCTGTAATCAAATAATTTTTTTTTATTAATTCTATTTTATGGTAGACAGAGAGATTATTAGACTCTAATGTTTTTAACAATTTATATTTTTCATAATTGATATATATTTGTTCTAATTTCTCTCTAGAATCATCAGGGTGATTAAAACAAACCTCATTGTATCCTTTTTTATAATTATAATCATTCATATTTTTATTCTGTACAGGGCTTAATTCTATATTTTTAACATTGCTACATTTATGTAGGGAAGAATAAGAATAAATAAGAAGTGTTAAAATACTATTGATAAACATAATATATATAATAAAGAAAATTATATATATTTTAAATAAAGATTTAATTAGTTTTGTAAGTTAAAACATTAGCCATAAACCAAGTAGCAATAGACATCCACATTCCATATAAAATAGAGCCTGATTCATAAATAATCCATCTCAAGGCATTACAATGAGGAGCAACAGAGAGAAAAGGGGAAATAAAAAATCCCCAGAAAGAACGAGGTGTGCAATAAGAAATATAAAATTGAGCAGCAATATAATGTAATGAGATCCAACCAATATAAAAAATAATTAATGGATATAATGGTCTAAAAAAATCAACAATGGTTTTTATATAAATATTCATTAAAAATATATATTGAGTTTACTTTAAGTGTATTTAATTATTGTTTTGGTCATTATTATTAGCATTATTCATGCGTCTCATCATATTGCCGATACTTTCTGGAGACATTGAAGAAATAGTAAAAACATTATTAGGAGTTTGGATGGTATATTCTAAGTTAATAGCTCTGTTATCTAAATTGTTGAGAGAAATATCATTATTAATAATATGTTGTGATAAAGATTCAGATATTTGGGATGTAAATGTATTTAAAAAATTTTCCATAGTTGAATCTTGAGAAGTATTTGATTCCATACTAGTTGTTCTTTGAAAAGGAATTGTATTATTAGATGTATCACTTGGAGTTGGATTATTGGAAAAATCTCTAATATCATACCGGCAAACGGGACATAAAACACTTCTATTAAACCAATTCATAATAGCTTCTCTATTAAAACAATGTTGACATTGTCTAATCCGAATAATGGAAGTATTTTCTTCAAAAGCTTCTTGCGTAATAGGACAGATTAAATGTGATGTTTCAGTATTATTAATTTCTTCAGTAGCGTATTCAATTTGTTGTTGGGATGGTCGAACAACAACAGGTGAGAGATTATTTAAATTAAATGTAGGTTGATTTGCTAATATATTAGAAAATAATTCAGATAAACCATGAGTTTCAGGGAATCCGCGTTGATGACGATGATTGGGGGTCATTCTATTGACACGATTTTGATTATATAAATAATCAACATTTCTAAAATTAGATCTATGTAAATTATTATTGTTGTTAAAATTGTTAGTATACCGAGGATTATTATTTCTATTATTAGAACGGGGAGTATTATTGTAACTATTATGTATTTGTCTAATTCCTTGTTCTAAAAAATTAACAGTTTCTAAGAATCGAGTATGAGAGAGATAAACTTGGTTTATTAAAACAGTATACATATCAAGAATTCGATCATTATTATTGCTCATTATTATAGTAAATAAACAATTATTTAAATTGATTATATTTAATTAGTTTAAAAAAAAAATTATATAATAATTAATGGATAATAAAGGATTAACAGGATTAGCCAATTTAGGAAATACATGTTTTATAAATTCATGTATGCAGGTTTTGAGTCATACGTCTATATTAAATGATTTTTTAGAAAAGAATGATGGTTCATATAAACAAAAATTATCTGCTTATCATGATAAGAAATATATTTTAGATTCAAAATTATTGGTGGAATGGGATAATTTAAGAAAAATGATGTGGAAGGAGAATGTAGTAATAAGTCCTCAAGGATTTTTGAAGGCAATTCATTATGTAGCAAAACATAAAAATAAAGATATTTTTACTGGATATGCTCAAAATGATTTACCAGAATTTTTGTTATTTATAATAGATGCGTTTCATAATGGAATGAGAAGAGAAGTAGATATGAAAATAAAAGGTGAAGTAAGAAATAATACAGATAAATTAGCAAAAAAATGTTTTGAGATGATGAAAGAAATGTATAGTAATGAATATTCAGAATTATTGGATATATTTTATGGAATTCATGTATCTGTAATAGAAAAAGAGGAAAAAACATTAAGTATAAAGCCAGAGCCATATTTTATTATAGATTTACCATTAGATTTAGAGAAGAGTTCAATAAATATAAAGGATTGTTTTAAAAAGTATTGTGCATCTGAAATAATAGAAGATTGGAAAAATGAAGAAACGAATGAATTAGAGAGTGTAGAAAGAAAAATAAAATTTTGGAGTTTGCCAAATATATTAGTGATAGATTTGAAAAGATTTACATATGATGGTAAAAAAATACAAAAACCAATTAATTTAGAATTAGATGATTTAGATTTAACAGAATTTGTAGAGGGATATAATAAAAATAGTTTCAAATATGAGTTATATGGTGTATGTAATCATAGTGGTGGTGTATTAGGAGGGCATTATACTGCTACTGTGAAAGTAAAATCAGGAGATTGGTATTTATTTAATGATACAAATGTTTCAAAAATAAATTTTACAGGAGAAAATAATACATCAGGATATTGCTTATTTTACAGAAAAAAATATTAAATAAATAATATATATACTATGATTTTAACATATGATTCAATATTAGGTATACCAACAGTGAAAAGTAGTGGAGAAACTTATAATGAAAATAGTAGTAATAACTACTGGTCAGGTATAAATTTAGGTCTTCCTAGTGTATTATTATTTGCTGTAGTGTTAATATTATTTATTGTATTATTTTCAAGTTTAGGAAAAAAAGGAAATGAAAGTAGTGGCATTTCAGATGGAGAAGGTAGCGGTAATGGTTCATCTAAAGCATTAACTATAATATTAGGTGGAGTTTTAGTAGTAGTAGTATTACTGAATGGTCTTCAATATTTTTTTAATATTAATTTAACTGCAAGATTAGATGATTTATTTTCAGAAAATCCGTCAATTGATTTAACTGTAGAACAGCCTGCTGCTCCAATGGAAGAAATAGCACCTGTTCCTGAAATTAAAATAAAGCCACAAGTTTTCCATATACCTGGAAATAAATATACTTTTGATAATGCTGACGCGTTATGTCAAGCATATGGTGCAAAATTAGCTAATTATGATGAAATAGAACAAGCTTATAAAAATGGAGCAGAATGGTGTAGTTATGGATGGTCAGAAGGTCAAATGGCTTATTTTCCAACCCAAAAGAAAACATTTGATTACTTACAAGGAGTAGAAGGACATGAGAATGATTGTGGAAGACCAGGAATAAATGGAGGATATATAGCTAATCCAAATGTAAGATTTGGTGTAAATTGTTATGGATATAGGCCAAAGATTACAGAACAAGAACAAGAAATTATGGATAATGAACCATTATATCCAAGAACATTGAGAGATATTCAACAAGAAAAGAGAGTAGAATTTTGGAGAAAACGAGTTCCCGAAATATTAGTTGCCCCTTTTAATAGAAATGTTTGGAGTTTAATTTAAACTTCTTTAAGTTGTTTTAAAATATATTATTTAAAATAACTTAAATAGGGAAAATAAATTGCGTTTATTTAATTTTGAATTTTAATTAAATCTCTCTATTTTCTCTCTAATGAGTGTTTTTTAAAGAGTTGTATGATTCATTTATTTTTTGTTCACTTTAAAAATTGAAGTGTTTTATAATGAATGTGTTTAAATTAATTGTAAAAAATGACAGTGATAGCTGAAAATTTGATTATACTTGGTGTAGTTATAATGTTCTTTGGATATTTATGGAGTAAACTTTATTATGATTATTAATTGACTTTCTCTCTATAAAATTTATATTATATCAAACAAAAAATAATTTAATTATTTTTAAAAAACAATAACTAATAGAAATAGCAACTAAATATCTTACTGAAATTACCACAAAATAAATCATATTTTCTTTTAATTTCTCTCCCTGTGTTTTTTGAATTGTTATAATTCGATTACAAATAACACATTTTTTTTTTAAATTAACATATTCATAAAAACATTGATCATGTATATTAGGTTTACAACTACAGTTTATGACATATCTATTATTTTCATAGTCATAAAAAGTATTAAAATTTTTATCTTTTTCTCCTTCTAAACAAATACAACATTCACTAGATTTAGATTTTCTTATATTGTCATATAATTCATATATGTCATGACCTTTATAATAAATAAGTGATTTCATTATTTATTATATTTATTATTTTTTAGATCTGCGTGACATTTTCTTCCTATTTTCTCTCTTCTTTTTCGTTTTAATAGCAAATTTCTTCTTATCTTCAACATTGACTAAATCTAATAATTTATCATATAAGCTATCACTACATAATTCAGATTCATGGTTATATTTAATAAGAGTGTTTCTATTTGAAGAAGAAGGTTTATAAATTAAACCAGCAGGAAGACCCAAATCTTTTAAATCTTTTAAAACATCTTTTTTTCCACCCACTTGAACATTAGGTTGATCGAGAGAATATGATAGCAAATCGCTATTAATTGTAAATCCTCCACATGTTAAATTTCCTTGATTATCAGTCATTAATACAAAATCATTATTAAAATCTAAATTTAAATCGGAATCCATATACATAATAAAGACATAAATTAATTATTATAAAACCGCTTAATTTCTGAACTAAATTTAATTTCTCTCTTGGATTTAATAAATTCCATAATTTCCACCACTTTATCCTCATTATTAAATAAATCCATCAGACAAGTTTCTAAAAAACCTAAAGTAATTGGAGCAGTTTGTTTTGACTGAGCAAATTTTAATTTTCCATCAGAAATTTTGATTGTAGAAGAAGAGAGATTATTACTTTCTACAAACTCAAAAATATTATCGCTAATTTCATTTTTTCTATTTCTTATATCTTTAAGTTTTTCATTTAATAATTTAGATTGACTATCTAGATTCACCCATTCTTTAATTTCTCCTTGAAACTTTTCCATATATATATATAATTTAAACTTATATATCTAAATATTTAAACATATAAATTATTTAACGACGGTATCTTCTGGAAGATCGTTTTTTATGAGATTTTCCATGAGCATGTCCATGTCTGCGTTGAGTTCTTTTTTGGGCAGCAAGAAGTCCAAATGGAACAATAGCATTTCCTACTAAACTTCCTGCTCTTTTCGCTCTTTTACCTCTTGACTTTCTTCTTCTTTTACTCATTTTTCTCTTTCTTTTTCCTCCACTCATATACTGAGGTGTAGGCCATCCTCGTGCTGCGACTTGACAGCCGACATATTGGGGACCATCAGTGTAACTACATCCTGATGCAGATGAACCTGAATTCATATTTTCCATTGCTCTCATACTTGAAGGTGTAGGTGCCATATTATAATATTAACACAGAAAATATTATAATTATGAATTAAAAATTTAACGACGACGAGACTTTCCAAATTTTTTTCCACTATGTTTTTTTCTTTGAGTTCTTTTTTGAATAGCAAAAAGACCAAAAGGGACTAAAGCTTCTTTAATAACAGCTCCTAAACCTGGGGCCATCATACCTCCTCTAGCAGCTCTAGATCTTCCTTTAGCAGACCCACCAGTTTTGGTCATACAACTAGAACCAGCCTTTTTAGATCTTCGTCTGTATTTTTTTCCTTTTGAACTTCTTCTTTTTTTTCCACCTGATTGTGAACTTCCTTGACCCATATGAGACATCATAGGATGAGAAGAAGAAGAAGATGAAGATGGACTTCCTGAGTTTTGATCACGATGTGATTGAATAGCACTTCTTAAACCTGGAGACATTTATATTAAATCATTAGAAAATAAATTATTTCAAGTTTTTAAAATTACTACGCAATAATAAATAAAATATGCCTAAAATTAATAAAAAACTCATTATCACAAACATCAATGATAAATAAATATATGGATAAATTTCTTGAACAATTAAACTTACAAGTGGTTTAAATAATTCTTTTAACTGTATTTTAACATCTTCTCTTGATAGTATTATTAGACATTGATCAATAAATTCTTGCTTCATTAAAATAATTATGTAAAATAATTATGAATATTTAGCGTGTTATAATTGAATATATTTAATCTATATTCAACTATAATGGAACAAGAAATTCATTTTACTAATAAAGAGTTTGATTTTTCCAAGTTATCTTTATCACAACCTATTGCTGTTCAAGGAGGAGCTTATTTTACTAAATTAAAATTTAACTCAGAACCATTTTACATCCAAACACCAAAATGTCTTACTAAACAAGGTATCAACGAAACATCTAAAAAAGCTTATATGGATTTAATGTTTACTAGTGATGATGATGTAGTAATTGAATGGTTCGAAACTTTAGAGTCTACATTAGTTAATCTTATTTTTCAAAAAAAACATTTATGGTTTCAAGATGATATTGAATTTGCTGATATTGAGAATTTTTTTAATCCAATTACTAGAGCATATAAAGGCGGTAAATTTCATTTGATTAGAACTTCTATTACTAAAAATAAAACAAATAATCAATATACTTGTGGAGTATATGATGAAAATGAGAATGTTCTTCCAATAACAGACATTAAAGAATCAAATATAATTATTCCTATTTTAGAAGTAATTGGAATAAAGTTTTCGGCTAGAAATTTCCAATTAGAATTAGTAGGTAAACAAATAATGGTTCTTAATAATAAACCACTCTTTAATTCATGTTTAATAAAAAGAAATAACAATATCTCTAAAAGTGTTAATAATAATAATTTAGAAGAAGAAAGTAGTCATTTAGAAGAAGAAAGTAGTCATTTAGAAGAAGAGCGTAGTCATTTAAAAGAAGAGAGTAGTCATTTAGAAGAAGAGAGTAGTCATTTAGAATCTACTAGAAAAATAGAATCAGAAATTATTGAAGATAAAGAATCTATAGATGAAAGTAGTAGTAATATAATTGATGAATTATTAGAAGGTAATGAAATAGAGGAGGAAATAAAAGAAGATAATAAAAAAGAGATATCTTTAGAAGATTTGGAATTAAAAGAACAAATAAATGAAAGTAAACTGGAGGAGTCAAATGATTTAGAAGATGTTTCAGAAAAAATAAATACAACTAATGATGAAACAATTAAACTGAAAAACCCAAATGAAGTATATATGGAAATTTATAAAATAGCAAAACAAAAAGCAAAACAACATAAAAAAGCAGCTATTTCTGCTTATTTAGAAGCAAAAAAAATAAAAAATACATATCTTTTAGAAGATTTGGAAAACAGTGAAGACTCTTCTGATGAAGAAGAAATAGATAGTGATACTGAACAAATTAAAAATCAAATAAATGAGATTATTGAGGAACTTAATTAATTTAGAAAAATTTAGAACATTTGAATAAAATATGTTTTTATTTATGAAAAAATATTTTATCCCTTATTTTATATAATGAGTGACTTGATGAAATCTCTTAAGAAACTAAAAGTTGAACATATTGTACTTTTTGTTGTTGGTGCCTTATTTTTACTTTTCCTTATTAATTCTTATAGTAACAATAAATCTATGGGTGGTTCAGAACAAATGAGCACTAGAAAAACCCAAGATATGTATAACAATACTCAACAAGCTTCTGGAGTTCAACCTTCTCAACCTTTAGGTCAAAATGAAACTTATGCTTCTGCCACTGGCATGAACACTTCTACTCAAGGTCTTCCTCCTTCATGTTCTAGACAACCTGTTGCTGACCCATCTGAGTTATTACCTAAAGACACTAATAGTCAATGGGCTCAATTAAATCCTACTGGAAGTGGTGATTTACAAAATGTAAATCTTTTGAGATCTGGTTACCATATTGGTATTGATACTATTGGTAATACTTTAAGAAATGCTAACTTACAACTTCGTTCCGAGCCAGCCAATCCTCAAGTTAATGTTGGTCCTTGGAATAACACTACAATCTCTCCCGACACTATGAGAGTTCCTTTAGAAATTGGACAAGGTGGACAATAAATAAATTAATATAATTTATATTATAATAATTTATTATATATGAAATTGAAATTAAACATGTTTGGTCTTATTATTATTTTATTTATTATTTTAATAGCATTAAAACTTTATTATGAATCAGATGTTTTTAATTTAAGATGTATTGTTTCTACTGCAGATGGGAGAAAATATTGTGTAAGAGAAAGAAATGAAATAGAAAAAGCCTCTAATTTATTAGCACAAACAACGGATAAATTAAGTTATTTAGTAGAAAATATGAATAATAGATTTAAAAATCGTGAAAATGTTCAAAGATTAGTAGAAAATTTTAATCCTACTACTATAAAAGAAACTTTACCTACTAGCGAATATACTGCGTATAGTGAAAATAAAGGTGAAAAATTAGCTTTTTGTTTAAATAAAAATAATAACAATAATAATAACCTAATTGACCAAAATACTTTAATGTTTGTAGCAATTCATGAAATTGCGCATATTATGACTCTTTCTGTTGGTCATACAGATGAATTTTGGCAAAACTTTAAATTTCTTCTTGAAAATGCTGTTCAATTGGGAATTTATGAACCAATCGATTATAAAAAAAATCCTAAAAATTATTGTGGCATGAATATTACTGATAATCCTTATTATGACTTATAAAATTAATGTTATTTTCTCTTTTACTGTCTGTTTTTCATTTCCCTCAGTATCTTTTATAGTAAAATAAATATTTGGATAATCTTCATAATGAATCATTACTATATTCCAAATATTAAAATTATATTTTACTTTCATTCCTGTCTTTGCTCTATGAAATATTAATAAAAATACTTCTTTTCCTGAATCCGTTTTTTCAGATAATATTTGACTTTGCGTCTGAAAATAATTTGAAGGCATTTTTGGCATAAATACATCACAATCATAATATTCATTAATAAAAGTTAGGTGTAATCTATCCAGTAAATTTAATTCTAAAAATTGTTTTAATATATTTTCTCCACCTATTACCCAAGATTGTTCATATTCTTTCTCCTTAATAAATTTTAAAACATCATTTATAGTTGAAAAACTTTTAACTATATTTTTTCCATTCTTATATTCAATACTTATATTTTTGGATAAAATTAAATGGTCTCTTCCTTTTAAAAATTTAATACTTTCCCAAGTCTTTCTTCCCATTATTATACAATTTTTTCCGTTTCCTGTAGTTAATTTTTGAAATCTTTTTAAATCTTCATTTAATTTCCATGGTAATTTATTATCTTTACCTATTCCTTTGTTTTTACAACATGCCATTATTCCATAAATTGACATTAGATATATATAAAATAATATTTTGATTTTATATATAAATGAGTGATATTTATAAAGTATGTGAATTAAATGATAGTAACAATATTTCAAAAATCACCGTCTTTTATGGAAACACAGATTTAGATATTCAAACACTTTTTTTGGAAAATCCATCTAATTCTATTTTTGAAAATGTATTTAGTAAATCCGAATTAGACAATATATCCACTAATAACATTCCTGTTCAATTTACTTCACTTTCTATTTATTCTGATGATACTATTCAAAATATTAAAAAAAAAATTATTATTGCTTACTTTAATTCAATTGCCTTTGAAGAAATGTATTTATTCTCAAAACAAATTCAAAATGTTAATAATATTTCTATTTATGATGCCTTAACACATAATAATTATTTTACAATTACACAAGACATTCTATTACAATTTTTATCTAATATTAACGATTTCAATATTGAAGGCGTATCTTTTAAAGAAAAATATGACTTTAATGATATTATTGATCTTAATATTTCAGAAAAAATATTAGTTGATATTCCACTTGGACAACATATTATTACTGGTAATGATATTTTTAATTTCACTATTAATCCTTATCGCATCATTTCTTTTACAAAAGTAATATCTTCTTATACTTCTAATTTAATTAGCACTAGCAACAAAGAATTATTATTATCTAGTGGATTTATTTATGAAAATAATATTTTCCTTTGTAATGCCAAAGATATCTTAAAAAATTCTATTTCTAAAAATTTATCTGAAAAAACTACTACCTCTTTATATTTACCATTTTTGGAGGAAAAAAATATTGATGATTTAAAAAAATTAAATGATGAACACATTTCTCTTCTTGATAAATCCAAAAACTTAATTACTAGCAATTTTGTTAAACAAAATGATAATATTTCTCTTTTTTATGATATTTATAAATCTAGAAAATCTGAATTATCTTATATTCAACAAGGTATTAAAAGAATTAAATTTATAATTCATCAACCTTTTTCTTTTAATTTACCTTTAGATATCGTTTTTAAACTTATTCATGCTACAAAATTAATCCCTTTTATTAAATTTAATCCTTCCAAAAAAAAGGAAAATATTTATAGATTATATTGTAATAAAATATCTAAAAATGAAAAAAAAATACCTTACTTATCTAAGTCTCAAATATTTAAATTAATGAAAAATATTAAAGGTTCTAAAAAAGTATCATGTTATATTGAATTTCCAATGGAAGATTCAACTATCCCTATTATTTTAGAATTTGATTCATTTGCTAATATTATTGTTTCTTTGGAATTAAAAAATCCATTAGAAATTCCTTCATTGGATAAATTATTTATTTCAGCTATTAATCCTGTTATTAAAATTATTCAAGAATATACTGCTAATAGCGGTTATAAAATTGTCTCATATAAAAATCTTTATGATTCAAATGTTGAAATCTTGAAAATTGATTATAATTCTTATATAAGTATTGAAAAAAATATAAACTTAAATTCATTAGTAGGTTGTGTATCTAGCGTATTTAATATTTTAGTCGGTGAATTACAAAAAGGTATTGTTTTAAGATATAAAAGAGTGGCTAATTTTAACGAAATGGAAAGCACGGATGCTTTTATTGTTGAGTTATTAAATAGAGCTAATGATGATGATGATATTATTGATGCGGTAGTTGATAATTTCCAACTTACAGAAATGGAAGCTAAGTTAAAAATAGCGGAATTATTAAATAGTTTACAAGTTGTTCAAAGTCTAGGTAAAAAATCATTAAAAATCAAAAATAATCCTGGATTTTTAACTAAAATAACTCAGGACCAATTTAAACAAAATATTATGATTGAAATGGAAAATATAAATAATATTTTTTATTTAAATGTAATTCCTATTTATTTAGATTCTATTATTAGAATAACTCAATTTCCTGAAACTAGTAATATTCCTATTTCTACAATAGATTCTCTTTGTAAGGTAAAACAAGTTGAAGACGAAGATGATTTTGAAGAAATTATTGCTCCTTCTGAAAAACCTCTTGCTGATAATATTCCTGTTGGAGTAGTTGCTCAAGATTTAACCTTTGGTGTAGGAGCAGAAAAAAGTAAAGAAAAAACTATTAATGTAATGGATTTTTTATTTGAGGATGATGATGATGATGATGATGAAGATGAGAATGAGGATGAGGACGAAGGAATTGAAGTTGAATTACCAGAGGAAGAAATTATGAAAGGAGGAGAAGATTCTGATGATGAAGGTATTGATATTAATTTAGATTCTGATGATGAAGGTGTTGATGTAGATCTAGATGAAGATGAAGGTATTGATGTGGATTTAGATGAAGATGAAGGTGTTGATGTTAATCTTGATGAAGATGAAGAAGATGAAGGTGTTGATGTTAATCTTGATGAAGATGATAAAGATGAAGAAGATGAAGAAGATGAAGGTGTTGATGTTAATCTTGATGAAGATGAAGAAGATGAAGGTGTTGATGTTGAAATTGACGAGAAAACACCTA